GTCGCATTACGACCAGAAAAGTCTGTATCAGCTTCATCAAATAAAGCCTCTGTGCCACTCATGTTAGTATATCTAGAACGCATAGCAAAGATAAGTCCTGTAGGACCTGTCATTGGTTGTACGCCACAGATATCATAAGCAATAAGATTTGGCATAGCTCTTCTTACTAGAGAAATTAGGATAGGATCCCAATTACTTACACCAGAGTTACTAACAGCGTTAGTTGGTGTTTCAGCAAGGAAAGCTTGGTCTTCTTTAAGAGCCCTTTCTTGGTTCTCTAGAATAACCGATGTAACGGCACGCTTATAACTATCCTTTACTTCAGGAAGTTCTGGATGGTCTAAGACTGGCTGCCATTTCTTTTCATAAGTTTCCGATAAGTACATATCTTCTTCTCTCCTCTCTTTAGTTACTTAGATATTTTAATATCTTTTGTTTTACTAATTGCGTTGGTGTATGCAGCCATAGCATCCGATAAATCAGCATTTGATTCATCGCCCTCCGCAACATCATCTATATCTGCCGAAGCAGACTTCTCAGCTTTTTGCTCAAAGTAGGACTCTTTAATAGTCTTTACTTTTTGTGCAAAATCTTCTTCAGAAGAATACTCAACGCCTTCTACGAGACTGTCGAATTTTTCTTTAGCTGTATCAGCTAAGTCTTTAGAATTTTCATCAATGATTTCTTGTCTTTTGTAAGTACCATTGACTTTATTCATTTCAACATTCTTCTCAATTTCTTCGTTAAGTTTTTTCTCTAAGTCTTCAATCTTAGAAGCTTGGTCTTCAAGAACATCATATTTCTCATCTGGCACATCAATGTAATGGTCTTCAAATAATTTTTTAAGACCACCAATGAAGTCCTCAGCGATTTCGCCCTTGATACCTCTTTCTAGTGCTAACTTATTTTCTTTCATCCATTCTTCAACCACATAGTTCAAGTATGAATCAACCTTTTCAGTTAGTTCAGATTTAGATTTTGAGATTTCTTCTTCAAATTTAGTATCATATTCAGACTGTAGTCTCTCTTGTTCTGCTTTAACTTTAGAGTTAATTGCAGCTTCAAAGATAGTAGCAGCCTTTTGTTTAAATTCTTCAGATAGGTCAGCGTCTCCTACTAAAGCTTCAATGTCTTCTTTAACATCTATTTCAGAATCAGTTTCTTCACAATGTCCAGCTTTGATAGATTTTTTATATCCAGCCTTCATGTGTTTTTTACCTTCTTTTTCCACTTCTTCTTCTTCGACATCCTTTTTAACATCTTTTTCTTTAGATTCGACAACCTCATCTTCAGAATCAGTTTCTTCGTGGTATCCTGCTTTCAAGTGTGATGGTTCCCCAGCTACTTGAGCGCTTTTAGATACAGCGTCTGAAACTTTATTGACTTTCTTCGTACCGTCTGGATTACTGTCTGTAGGTTTAACTACAGGTGCGCCTAAATCTTCAGCGTCATTTGAAAGATGACTAGGTTCAGCTGCAACAGCATTCTTTTTAGGAGCGTCAGCGTTTGGATTTGCTGAAGCTTCTTCGATAGATTCAGTCTTTTTTTCTGATTCTGCCATTGAAAATCTCCTCTTTATTTTATTTTATAGTACTATAAACTCCAAACTTTTTTGAGTTCAGGTAATATTTATAATATTATAGTTTTCTAATAAACGAATCAAAGATTTCTAGTTTTTTTTCTTCTAGTTCTCTTTTCTTCGTATTAATCACTTCCATCTTCCACGCCTCAATGTCTTTCTCGACAAGGAGACCGTTGTCCCATACCCATTCTTTACCTTCCATAATGCCTTCTACGAAAGCGGCCGGTGCCGAAGGGTCAGCAACGATATCAGCGGCGGTCGCTAACATGAAATCATCTTTCACATAGTTTGCACCGTTGCGTTGTTGGATAGAACCCATTCCCCTTGATGATACTCCTAATTGAGCACCCTCATCAATAAGACCTTTTACAATCTTACCATAGGGCGTGTCCATGATTTTAGCTTCACCAATAAAGTTATCACCATCTGGATAAAGTTTCTTAATCATATGAGAAACTCTTTCTAGATTAACAGTTGGTCCGTCAGGATGACCTAACTCACCAAAAGCACGATTTTTATTGATAAATTCTTTGTTGTATCTTGTTACTTCTTTCATCAAGATTTCTTTAGGGTATACTCGCCCATTACGATTCTTGATGTTAGACTGTAAAAAAACACCTTTAATCTTGTATTCTTTCTTGCCGTTCTTGTCTTCTTCTACAAGATACTCGGCACTTGATACTTCTTCTGAAATTAATTTCATAAGTGTAACTCTCTCTTTAGTTATATACTATTTATACATTATTGTACTTTAAATGCACATTTTTATCTAAATTCTACTAAAATAGTGTAATTATCACCAGAAACAAAACCTCTAGTAGATAATAATATATCGCCTGTAGGTGTTGTTGCATTGTTTACTATACCATCACCGAATGTTCTTAAATCCCAATGTCCTTGACCATTTAGTAATACCATAGTAGAATTAGTTGCACCTCCCCACAATAACTCAACAGTTGCGTTGCTATTAGTAGTATTAATAGAATACCATATCCTTGCAAGTACCTTTGTAGCGTCTTCGGTCATTGCGTTAGTATTTGAAGCGTCAATCTTCGTAACTAATGATTCACCAGTACCATCCGATAAGTTAGTCATTTTACTAACATGTTTTACACCTGCTACATCGGCAATCGTTTGTACTGTTACTAAGTCTGCCATAATTTAACTCCTTAATCTCTTGGTGCCACAGCAGTAGCACTAACATTAGCACTTGATGATATTGTATCTCCTGGGTGCTTTTCTATTGTGATTTCATCTCCAGCTGCATATAGTTGAGTAGTACCTAAAGTATCACCATCACTATTTTTAACTGTAATAACTGCTTGAGCCTGTGCAACAATTCTTACAAATTGAGCACGACCAATGTTATTATCAGATAATGTGCCTGAAACTAGAGCTGCTTTTAGTATGAATGTTGCCATTAATTATACCTCTAATTTTAATTGTTCTCTTACTTCTAATTCTATGTAATCTAACAATGTTTCTTTTGTTATATCATGTGAAGAAACAATTGTCTTCACACAGTCCTCTATATTTTCACAAAAATTATCATCTTGATAACTTCCATTATCATGTCTATTGTCTAACATCTTATAAAATTCATTGACTGCCTCTTTCATTTTAGGCGACAATGATTTATAAGCAGATGAATCGACCAAATTAAAGTCTTCAAATATATTACTTGTTTTCATCTGTTGTCAAATCTATATCAACAGAACCATCATTTTGACCTACGACATTTCCTTCTTTGTCAAAAGTTCCTGGTTCAGCAATTTCTGGTTTAGGGTCACTAAAAGGTTCTGCCTCTGTTGGCGCCTCTGCTTGTTGTGTAAACATTTGACTTGCCATATCTTTTCTTTTAGCGTCTAGTCCATCAGCAACCTTTTGTCTTAATGCTGTTTTAAATGCCTCACCAGCATTTGCATTATCACCAGTTGCAAGATTATCAATAAAAGTTTTTACTTCTTCTGTCATAATATCCTCCTTTATTCACCCATTGGGTCTTCATCTGTTTGTGCGAATGGTGATGATATAATACCATCATCAATCTCTTGTTTAATTTGTTTATCCATTTCAGCGATTTCTGATTCAGATTGTTTAAGTACATTCTTTCTCATGTATTCTACTGAGAAGTATTTACCTACCATATCTCTCATCTCATTAACTAATTGTATTCTTTCTCTCATCATTTCACTTTGTTTTAGTTCAGCAAAATGACCATCTTGTAAGAAGTCATATTGTAAGTTATGAGAAATCGTATGCCAGTCATCTTCTGAAATGACTTTCTTTAGAATTAACTGTGTCTTTAACAAGTCATTAAATAACTCTGTAAATTTCTTTCTTAGTCTTTGTACGAATTTAGTAAATTTAAGTTCATCTCTAGTAATCTCACTTGCACGGCCCAAATTAAAACCTTGTGTTGATTCTAGTCTACTTACAGGAACATTTAATGAACGATACAGTTTCTTTTGAAAGTATTCGATATCAGCAATTTCACCTAAGTTTTGACCACCAGGTAATGTTGAGATATCTGTTCCTCTACCACCTTCTCTTGACGGTAACCAGAAATCTTCGAGCATAGACATATAGTTTCTATCATCTCTAATTTCTCCTGTTGAAGCGTCATATACTAATTTGTTACGATATCTTGCCATAACATCTCTTAGATATTGTTCTGCTTTAACTTTAGGTAAGTTACCTACATCTATTTTAAATATTCTTCTTTCTGGCGCCCTTGCAATTCTGTATATTACAACAGCGTCCTCTATCATTCTGAGCTGATTGACAGGTTTGATTGCCTTATGTAAATAAGACATAACAATATTTTTTTGTTGGTCTACTAGACCACTAGGGCAAAATGCAATTGTATCAGGTGCGATTTTAACTCCACCGCCAGATGTTGTACCCGATACGCCCTTTTCGTTAAATAAGTAATACTCTACAAACTCATCTACTATCTCTAAGTTCTTAGCACCTTCAGGTCTTGTTTTTCTTACTTCTCTAATCTTTTTAATTTTTCTAGGGTCGATATATTTTAGTTCTGTAATACCTAATGTAGGTGAAGTTCTATCAATAATCTTTTGATAGTATATACGACCATCAACATACCATCTTCTAAAGATGTCATGTCCTTTTGTATTGAAATTCATGAGTTTCAAGATATCAGAAAATTCACCTTCGATTCTTCTTCTAATATCTTTACCGTAAGGTAAATTATCTGTGTTTACTCTTACTGCTTCTTTGAGTTCATTTGCAACAACAGCTTCGTTTACTATATCCTCAACAGCCATATCACATTCGGGATGTAAAGAAATTTCTCTATATCTACGAATTAGGTCTGCTTCAGATTTGGCAGTACCTTCCATGTCAAGGTACTGACCAAAGTAACCGCCAGCGGCGACGGTTTGGGTACCGTCATCCGCCTGGGTTGTTGTGAACGATTGTTTAGGGTCTTCAGTTTTTTTAACTCTCGTTATCTGAAAACCAAATAGTTCAGCCATAATTTATTTCCTCTTTAATACTAATATTATTTATACCAATATTAAGTAGTTGTATTTGATTCAAAGTACTGATAAGCAAATGTTACATCAAATTCCTCAATCGCATTGTTAGTATCATACGCTAATGGTATAGCAGCTATACTTGTTGGATGAGCACCTCTTAATGTATAACTTTTAATTGTTGCACCGTTTCTGTCAAGTTGGTCAACAAAAGCGTCTACTTGATAATCAGCAGGATTTGTTAATCCTTCGTTATCAGACATATTGTTGATACCATTTTGCCATCTTTCAAATGCATTTCTCAATTTAAAGTTAGTGTCATTTAATACAGTCATTGACCATTCACCTATTGTTCTATCGCCAGCAATTTTAATAACTCTACCTCTAAAAGGTACTTCAACAGTACCTATTGTCATTTCTGGTAGAGTAGTTGCCTTACATAAGAACGCTAGTTCTTCTATTTCACCACCTACTTGAGCGTAACCAGGAAAAGGCATTGTTACCTTAAACTGATTGGCACGAGCGCCACCGCCTGATAGTTTAGCTTTAAAATCTGTTATACTTGCCATTTTTTAAATCTCCCCTTATCCAGCGACCTCTTCAAATGCTACGCCTGTTCTAGTTGCAACAAATTGAAGTTTAATGAAATTGATTGAACGATTAGGTTTGACAAATATCTCTGCCACAAATTCGTTTCTATCAATAACATCGCCTGTGTTATTTGTATTATCACAAACTACTAAGAAGTCTGTAATACCCCTACGCCCTTGTACTTCTCTTAGGAATGGTTCAACAATTGCTCTAAAGTTAGCTCTTGTAAATTCATCATTAAATTCAAAGAGTTGAAATTTAGAAGCAGTTGATATCGCCTTTTCTAATGTAATGAATAGTCTTCTTACATTGATTCTATCAAAAGCACTTGGTGATGATAATGCTGTTTTATCTCCAAACAGAACAGTTCCTTGTCCTGGGAAAGTACAAACAGGATTTATCCTTTTCATGTATAACTCATCTCTTTGTGATTTAGTTGGATTGAAAGCAAGTTTAACAGCACCTCTTACATTCCCTCTGTTGAAACCAGCAGGTGAGAACCAAGAATCTGCTACTAAGTCTGTTCTTGCAGCTAATCCAGCAATGTCTCCGTTCAAAGGAACGAATCTATATACATCACTATATTTGTCATACATATATTTGTATCCACTATCAAATACACAATAACTAGATGAGCTTCTAGAATCAAAGAATGATATTACATTACTTTTTTGTGTCTCTGAGTTTGATACATTTACTACATCTGCTCTTTCAGGTGAAGCAAAAACAACAGCGTCTTTTCTAATTTCAGCAATTGTAATTAGATTTTCAACATGTGTTCCGTCTCCTGAACCAGCAATGATTAATCCAACATCTACTGTTTCAGCGTCTTGGAATTTTTCATATGCAGTTTTCTTTTGTCCAGTTGTTACACTTGAACCATTAGCACCACCAGATAGTGATTCTAATGTTGGTGTATTTACAGCAGTAAATGTTACGCCAGAAGCATTTGAGCCCCAATTACTTCCTGATGTGTTATGGTCCATCCAGTAAACATATTTGGATTGAGCATAAATTACATCTGGATAATAATTACTATCTCCTTGTGGAGTTTTAGCGTCAGCAGCCTTAGATAACTTTTCAAAAGTTTCTAATACTGAACCAGGTACTCCTGTTTCTCCTCCGTCTTCATCTACAACGACAACATGAATTTCATCGCCAGAGCCAGAACGAGTAGAAACAAATTCAGATGTACCAGGACCAGAGCCTACTGAATCGTAATATCTCCATCTTCTTCTTACATTTCCGCCATTTGTTAAAGTTGTTAATAAACCACCACTTCCACTATCTTTTTGTACGATTGTTATATCGTGAGTAGAAATTCCTGTGATTCTATATTGATGTCCGTCATCATAATCGTTTGTAGCAGCTGTTGTTGAAAAAGATATAATATCTCCTACATTTAAAGCAGTACCGTCAGCCACAGTAACAACAGTATCTCCAACAGATGTTGAAGCGTCATTGACTGTAGTTGCACCTTCTTCTTCGTAAGCAGTTGCACTTGGACATGTGGACACCTGTAAACTATTTCCCCATGCACCAGCAGTTCTAGCTGCAAAAGTTCCGACAACGCCAGAACCATCAGCATAGTTATCCTGATAATGGGTAGTATTTTTAATCTGTATACCACTTCCTGATGTAGAAGCGTTTACAAGATTAGTCTGTGCAGCTCGTACTACTCTTAGTGAGTTAGAGTATTGTAAAAAGTTAGCAGCTGAGAAAAAGTCTTCAAAGTTACTTGAATCTGGTTCCCCAAATGTGTCTACTAAATCATTTTCACTAGATACACTTACTATCTCATCTAGTGGGCCTTTGCGGAATTCTCCAGCAACAGCACCAATAGAGGTAGAAACAGCAGGTATAATCCTAGTTAAATCTCTCTCTTGTACGAGAACACCAGGTGATACTTGAAATGCCATAAGGTTATTCTCCGTTTAATTTAATATTAAATTAGTGACCATAGTTGTATTATTCATACCCCATAAATAAAAAATTTCACTACACATATTTATAATATTACTAAAGTCTAATTATTCGCCCTTACGAACCACAGGGTGCCAGACAGTACCATACATGTCTACTTCTGTTTCTTCGCCTGGTTTTGTAATACCATCATCTACGAAACCAAAGGGTGCCATGTCTTGTTCTATGAGATTTTGTTGTTCTACATAAAGTTGATTTCTGATATTTGAATCTGTTAATTCTTTAAAATACTCTTGATTAGACAGCCAACCAAAGATAACTAAACACATCATCAAGTCATCATTACTGCCTTCTTCAGCCTGCCATGATGTACCTCTTTTTGAGAATGTGGACATTTCTTCTATAATATTAAAATCGTTTATCATCACTTTGTCTGATTCTATCAATGTCTTTATATTTGAACAACCTAATTTTTTGATTGATTTTGTCATTCTAACACCAAGTGATGACCCTCTACCTGAAAAACCAGCACCTAGTATTTGACCAGCACGACCTCTTTGAGTTGTCATTAATAGATTTTCATATTCAGTTTCATATTGTAGTGTATCTGATATCTGTTGTCCTAAATCATTTACCTCTACTAATACATGCGCTTTATTATAACCTGTGCAAACTTGATGTATGATATTAGGAAATACAAATGGTTTAACTTCATTGTTTCTATATTTTGCAACAACACGATAAGGCACTTGTGAACAATCAAATATAATAAATGCTGAGTAGTCATTTGTTGTGCCTCTTGCAACATCAACAGTACATACATATGTCTTACCTTTTACAGGTTTCTCATA